TGGCGCAGTGGGAGCGCGCGGGGCTCATAACTCCGAGGACGTAGGATCGAAACCTACCTCCGGTATCTTATTCTTTTTGTGCTTTACAGAAACACAAATGAGGGACACCCCTCTTTTATTTTACCGACATGGCGCAGAGGCAGCGCGCGTGGCTCATAACCACGAGGTCACTCGATCGAAACGGGTTGTCGGTATCCTTTCCAAAATCATATAAACACTTGTTGTTTACATTATTTAACAACGTGACAAAATGAACGACGAAGCGTCTCATCGGGTCGTTCAAATGAAGGCGATTCAAGCGGAAGCATTGGAACTATTTACGCGTAAAAATGCGGATTATGGCGACGCGTTTGCGAAATACGGTGTGATTGGAGTTTTGATGCGGATTGAAGATAAAATCCAGAGGTCGTTGTCAATTACAAAAAATGGCGTGAATTTAGTCGCTGACGAAGGGATACGAGATACACTGATTGATTTACATAATTACGCGGCGATGGCGTTGATGTTGATGGATGAAGAAATGGAACGCGAGTGGAATAAAGAACTTAAATAGAATGATATATAGTTACGTGGGTATGCGCTGTCGTATTCCGCACTGTATATGCTCTTTTAGTTCAGCGGTAGAATTTGGGTCTTATGTGCCCACGGTCACGGGTTCGAACCCCGTAAGGAGCATTTTTTAATGATAAATAGTTAAATACTAATAAACTACATTAGTATTTAATTAAGCATATCTCCATATAAATTCACCTGCTATTTTAACTTTTCCTCTGATATATAATGATATCGCTTTTCTTGGTACTTTAGTTACAAAAGATGCGTTACTAATAGAATAATATTCATTTAAAAATATATTATCGTTAGTAAATTGACAAATCCTGGTACAATTTGGGTTTGAATGTGGTTGTTTATTATTTTCAGAATAATAAGTTTTTAAACCCTCGCTTATTTTATTTTTAGTTTCATCACTAAGAATTTTCTTTCTAACGCAACTAGTTATATTTATTTTTGAATTATGTATATTTTGTTTAATTTTATTTAATTTTGAATTATATATACCTTGTTTAATTTTATTTATAATATCAGTTTGTTTCATTAGTATAGTATTTCTTTCTGATAGTACTTTTTTTAGTTCAGGATTATCAATATATTTTTGTTTTAATGTGGTTTTAATACGATTTTTTACTTCTTCAGTATGCTTTTTTCCTTTGAAGCCTCCTCCTCCTTGACCGCCATCTGTTAAATTGTAGCCGTTAGGCGCTACACTATTATATTTTTTGATATATTCTATTTCGTATTTAAACCGGTCTTCATCAAAACAAATAAGTATTACACTGAATTCAAAATTTTCAATACCATATTTATGGAATGCTTCTCGTAACGCAGGACATCCTTTATTTATACTTGCTGTTTGTATATGCTGATTCCATCTTTTTCTTACATCTTTATATGTGGTAATACCAATATACATTTTTTTTGAAATTTTGTTTAATATTCGATATATATAGGCCATCTAAAACCTTATCTAATTTATAAAAGTATAATATTAATCTGTTTATGTGTTATTTTTATTTCCATCTATAAAATTAAAATACTTAATTCCATTCCATATTCCATAATTATTATTATATACTTTATTATATATAATGCCGAAACAATCCTCTTCCTCGTCCCATCAAAGCCAATCCGGCGCCCGTCGCCGTAAATCCGCTGCGCCTCGTCGTCGCAAATCCGCTGCGCTCCGTCGTCGCACCCGCCGTGGCCGTCGCGCCATCCAAAGTGGTGGATGAGGCCAGGCCGCACCCATTACCACTAATTAAATAGACATCCCCCCAATAACGTATTGTTGTGAAGACGCGTTTATAAACCGACACAAGCGGAGAAATGCGGTACTGATTTGATACATGCGAATATTTAGTATTTCTATATATATAGTAAATATTCTGATATGGTGGTTATTAACAAGACCCCCAGAGACAAACAACCGGCGATAAATAAGCCGGCGGAGGTCAATAATACTAAACATAATAATAAAAATAATACTAAAAATAATAAAAATAATACTAAAAATAAGAGTAATCCAGTTAAAGACGATACTAAAAATAAAACCAACCCGGATGAAGACGATAAAGGTCCTCTAGACGAAAAGGGTAATCCATTTCCTATAGAAAACCCAGAAGGCGGTGACCCCATTTGCCCTGGTGGATATAAAATAGACTACCAGTTTGACCCTATGAACGACCCGATTAACCCGCCTTTTCGCTGTATTCCGGCTTTAACGGACCCAACGGACGGAATTGCCGGCAAGTTGTTGGCAATGGCGAACAACCCTTCGTCAGGTGTTGCAAATATGGCTACGGGCAATCTCCCGGTGGTTAGTGTGATACGCGGTGGGCGTGGACGTGGCCGTGGCCGTGGCCGTGGACGTGGACGTGGAACAAAAAGACGAAGCGGTGCGCGTCGCACCCGTAGCAGACGCCGTCACACCCGGTCGTCTTATTAGAATCCGATATCATATTCATCATCCATCTTTCCGAGTTGAACCTTCTTCACATTATCCACGCACGATTGTATCGCCAGTTTAGGAATGCCGCACTTGTCCGTATCCAATCCAACGGACGAATTCGCCTTGAACGCATCTTCAATCTCTTCATTTGCGTCGGTATGACGATACTCTACCGCTTCTTGTTTCATCATTTCGTCCATATTTACGAGAACCTGAAACGCGCTTGTTCCATAATATCCCTCCTGACCGCACATAACATTTGCGGAGATACCGCGCATTGGGTCCAATTCCGCATGGCGCGCAGCTTTCAAGAACATCTCCGGTGTCTCCTCAAACGACGCTTTCGCAAGCGGACCGATATCATCGCTGTTGATTCCGTGACGGAAGATGGATATCATTGACGAAGACACCGTCATACGGTCACACAACAGGGAGACGTGATGATAGTTGATGGGCGAGTCGTCAAATACTTCGGAAAGTTCATTGTAGATTGCCTGGCGCGCTGCCTCAATTCCGAATACGCGGTATACTTCTTGAATATCATTGCTCACGGTGCGTTTAGAGTCAATATAATCCAATCCCAGCATATGGACCAAGTTCGTCCCCGCTGTATCCAGAACCCAACTATCCTTCTTCGTATAAACACCATCCGATTTTACCAACGTATTCTTGATTTTACGCAACATCACCTTCTTGATGCCTTTCACGCCGCGAAGCACGATATTATTCAATAACTGGTCTTGGAATGACTTAATCATATAAATATGGTCCGATTGGTCCAGTGGATTTTGTTTATGGCCGCCGCCGCCACCGCCACCCGATTTCTTGCCCTGTGCGATATTTTCCATACGAAGACGGAAGATGAGATGGTCGTCATTATAATCGGAAAACGCACACGAAACCTCATTTCCGTAGCTGTTCTTGATTGCGAAGTGTATATCGTCCATTGTCAGTTTCTTATCCAACATCGCCTCGGAGTTAATCTTAATACGGATAATCCATTTTGATTTCGTTGCGGATGCGGATGCGGACGCAGGGGCAGCGGATGCGGCAGAGGCTTCGCCCGGAACATTTGGAACGCCCCCAGTCCCCATAATAACCGAGTCGCGCACACACTCTTCGATCAGTTTCTCAAACTCCTGATACTGGGTCATAACCGCGCGATCTTGTTCCACGAGGGTATTTAGATCATCGGGGTCAAAGCACACTTCCACGGTGTCAACAACCTCCGCGAGTTTCGTATGCTCTATCAACGGAATAAACTCTTGGACGCGTTCCGGTGTGCTTTCGTCGTCCTCCTTGAAGCATACCGTGATGGACGGATTCTTCGGATTTTCAGACAGCGACAAGATTTCTTCAATACGCGGAACACCGCGCGTCGCATTGGACTTGGACGCAACACCTGCTGAATGAAATGTATTCAAGGTGAGCTGTGTCGTAGGTTCGCCAATACTCTGTGCGGACACCATTCCCACCATCTCGCCGGGTGCGACAATAGAACGCTTATACTGAAGATTGATAACACTGATGAGGATGGAAAGCGCACTACGATTGAACCGCTTTACGAGCAGGAGTTCCTTCGGTGACAGATAATAATAATACATCACCTTGAAAAGGGTGGTTGGTTGCGCATAGTATAACGTCTCCAATTGACGGAATCCCGCGGATATCATATCCATTGCTTCCAGCGGGGTAATATCCACCATTGAATTCTGGTTGATTTGTTGTTGCGCTTGGACGTTGTTGATGATGTGCATAAACGAAACCGGCATCTGGACGTTCTTATTATCCAGGCGACTGAATACGCGCTCAATAATCAGGTCGCGCATTTCAATCATATAGTCAATGAGGTCGCGGATTTTCATCGTTGTTGCGGATTTCTCCTTCTTCATCTTCGCATAGGCCGTCTTCGTAAATGCGGTCACCGAGCTTTCTTCCGTCTCGCTGGAATTGTCAAGAGGCATATGAAAGTGGGCGTAGATTTCGTCCAAACTCATCGCGACCAGTGGGAGAGACTGGTTCTCTACCTTGATCGTGTCAATTCCGTCATCGCCGTATGCGAACTGGATGATGCGTTGCTTGCCGTTGCGGACGGTCATATCGTATTCCACTTTCAGATCTTCCATACCCTTGATGAGACGGCGCTGGATATATCCGGTTTGGGAGGTCTTCACAGCCGTATCAATCAAACCAATACGACCACCCATTGCGTGGAAGAACAACTCCTCCGGAGACAAGCCCGAAATAAACGAACTCTCAATGAATCCGCGCGCCAGAGGTCCATCATCAAACTTGTTGAAGTGTGGCAATGTCCGACTATCAAATCCGTATGAGATGCGCTTGCCTTCAATTGCCTGTTGTCCGAGACACGAAATCATCTGCGAGATATTCAAGTCGCTTCCTTTAGACCCCGAAAGCACGAGACCGACAAATCGGTTCGTGGAATTCAGACTGTTGATTCCGATTTTACCCGCATCATTTGTCGCGCTATTCAAAATGTTGGACACCTTTGCCTCAAACTCCGCCTCATTAGATTTCCCAGTCTTGTTCTCAAATATTCCCAGATGGACCTGGTCGATCAGGTTCTTCACCTCCGTCTTCTTCTTTGTGATGACATCCACGATTTGTGTATTGGTCGTCTTGTTCGCAATCAAGTCGCTAATTCCGACACTATATGCGTGCGACTTCATATATTCCGTTATAATATTCTGGAGCCCGTCAATGAAGTCGGATGCTGCGATATTTCCGAAATCATTACAGACGCGCTGGATGAGACCCACGCCGCCCCCACCAAGCACACTCTTGTCAATTTGGCCGCGCAACATTCGGCCATTGCGGATTTCCACTACGTTATTGGATGTCGCGTAGTCTTCGTTGGGGTTCTTCTCGCCGAATGCTTTCTTTTTGTATTTCAGCGTCAAGGGTGGCAGGATTTGCGACAGAACGTCAAAATTGGTGACATCTTCGCCACTCTTGAAAAGTGTTTCATTGACGCGGGGGTATGCCGCAAGCAGGTTCATCGCCTCTCTCGGCGTAAATTTGATATTTTCACGTGTAAACAAATAGGACCCGATGAGCGAGTCTTGGAATACACCGATGATTGAGTTATTATTAGCCGGGCTGATGAGTTGGTATGGAACTGCGGCCAAGTGGCGCAACTCAATCTCGGACTCATCGTCCTGTGGCATGTGAAGGTTCATTTCATCTCCCGATGAATATCCTCAAGGTTTCCCAAGAGGCTGGACTGTATCATAGACGCGCTCTGAATGGCTAGTTCATCATCGCACACCAACACCGGTTCAGTCTCTGAGTGCCCTCCATAGTCTAACCTATGCGCATAATGCGCATTTTTGCGACCTTAGGAAGTAACACTGCTGATTGCCCAATTCTTTACATTATTACCGTTGGGTTCGTCAATTAAACGAGTTCCTCGCAGATGTTTCCATCCGAAAGTGGTAGTAAAGACTCTAAGGGGTTTCCAGCAACAAGGTGTTTCGCCGCACGACGCACACACACGCACTTACGCGCGCGCGCATACACGCCATCCGACTAGGAGGTAACACGCTTTTCACGCCTCCTGTTTCCGACAGAGATGTTTATCGAAATCCGCATTATAAGGTTTCGTACAACCAACGTTCATACGAAATGTATCACCCTGATACATAACCCGCGCAATGTGACACATCATACTCATCCTATGAAGCGTCGGTTGACGATTGAAGAGGATGGCATCACCGTCCATCATATGACGGTGAACGATGTCGCCATTATTCAATGTAATGTTTGCGCGGTCAGCATAACGAAGCGAAATGGATTCGCCCGTCTTCCTCTCCAGGATTTTCGCGCCAGGATACTCATCCGGACCCGCGCGAACCAACCGAAGCAGGAATTTCTTATTCCGGTCATTGACAACCACCGGCTTCGTAATATTCTTCGCGATTTTCAACGGAATGCCGAGTTCGCGAATGGATAGGTTTGGGTCAGGGGTAATAACTGAACGCGCTGAAAAGTCAACACGTTTTCCCATCAAATTCCCGCGAACACGCCCCTGCTTCCCGTTTAGGCGTTCTTGGATAGATTTGAGGGGTCGCCCAGACCTTTGCGCTACAGGCGCGCAACCCGGAATATTGTTGTTGACTTGTGTAGCGACATAATACTGAAGCATCATATGCCATCCGTCAATCACGTTAGCCGGCGCATTTTCGTTGATTTTGTCAAGTAGTGTCGTATTTGCCTTGAGAATATTGACAATGATGTGCGTTATATCGTCTTCACTGCGCTGGGACCCGTCCATTTTCACCGACGGTCTGACTGCGGGAGGCGGAATCGCGAGAACCTGACAAACCATCCAGTCGGGTCGCGAGAACACGGGACTAAATCCCATAAACTCTACATCTTCATCGCTGATTCTTCGGAAGATTTTAATCACGATTTCGGGCGTGAGTTTCATAGAAAGCGACCCGTCCTTGTCTGTCTCGGCCGCACTTCCAGCGATGCTGGTGGCAGCGGTCTCTTCTAAAATTCCCTTAACATTGTCCCATTCCGCGTAAATTTTACCGAGGCCGGCCTTCATTGTTATACGAGTGGGCTGAAGGCACCCACAACCCGTCTCTGTATCCTCGCCACACCGCTTAATCTTGCTGGCAATTCGGAATACTTGGGTCCATCTCTCGTCGGCGGGTAATGAAAGTAGCTGTTTATTCGCGGATTTGCTAATACGAACCGCACTGCACTTGATACAAACACAACGAAGAATCTTGATAATCGTTCCTAGATATTGGTAGTAGAACACAGGTCTCGCCAGTTTGATATGCCCGAAGTATCCGGGGCATTTCATATAATCCAGTCCGTCGGTGGGACAGATGACTCCGGGGTCGATCGGCCCCATCCTTGGGTCAAATAGACCACCAATCACCGGCTTGTTATTTACATATGTTTCACGATTGGTTATTTCGGCGACAGAGCCCTTCAATATTTCTTCGGGTGACATAATACTAAATTGAATGCCTATGATTTTAGAAACTGGAGTCGTCATTTTGAAACCTTTCGTGGTCGGTCTTCTTATATACCTACTATAATATTTAGATTGTTTTCAATTTTGTAGGAATATGTTATTTTGAAATGATAATGGGGGGATGGTGGCGCGACCGTGGATCCAAAAAAAATTGAAATGACTTTTTTGGATTGTGTCTATATCAGTGTCCGATACATATCAAGAACGATGACGCCATTTATCATCAAGAAGAGGAGCAACAACAAGCGCAAGTTCGGCGGCGGTAAGCCGACGTATAAGAAGAACCGAGATGACGACGACGTGCCCGCGTTACGTTCAGATTCGGAATCCGACACGGATAATTCTTCCGTGTCGTCGTCGTCGGATGCGTCGTCTGCGTCCGCACCGAATAATAATAAACGAAGGAAGACTGCGGCCGCGAATATGGTCGTTGGAAAAATAGCGGAAGCGTTGGCTTCGTCTGTTATTGCTGCGGCAATTGCCAAAGGAAAAGGAAAAGGAAACGGAAAAAGAAACGGAGGTAAGAAAAATATCATCAGCATCATTGGCCGCACCCGAAAGTTGCGTCGGGAGGAAGAAGAAGAAGAAGAAGAAGAGACTGACGAGGAGGAGGATGACGAAGACCTGAGCGACAGCGACAGCGACCGCGACAGCGACCGCGACAGCGACGACGACGACGACGACGACGAGGACGACGAGGACGACGAGGACGACGAGGACGACGACGAAGAAGACAGCGACGAAGACGAAGACGACGAAGAAGACAGCGACGAAGACAGCGACGACTACGACGACGACGACGACGATGACGAGAGCGACGGCGACAGTGAAGCCGACATCGCGCGTCACAAGAAACAACAAAAGAAACTGGAGCAACAATGCGAAAAGAACAAGAAGAAGCTTGAGGAGATCAAGGCGACCGTTCAATCGTTGTCTGAAACAATGGCTGCCAGCTCTACCCTCGCGAACAACAAGTTCATGAAGAAACAGCTTGCCGATATGAAACAAAAACAGCGCGATATTGAATACACGCTCCGCGCCGATGAAAAGAAGCGCGACAAGCTAAATGTCAGTGAGTTCAGGACACTCTTGCGAAAGAAGAATTCCACGAACGACCTGCGCTACTTTCGTCGCCATATGACATCCACGGAGCAACAGAAGGTCATCGCTGACCTGAAAGAGATCCACGCCGTCAGTATCATTGTAAAGCCTTACCGACTTTCCCTTCTGGAGACCAACATTCCTATCGCGTTCAAGGCCATCGCGATGCGAAAAATCAACTCGCTTCGTCATATGGAGCCAGGATGCGGTGAGTATTACAAGGTGAAGAATTGGGTGGATACCTTTATGAAGATTCCATTCAACAAGACAAAGAACCTGCCTCTCACCATTGATGACGGACTGGCGCGTTGTAGCGAGTTTATGGAGTCGTCCAAAACCACACTTGACACTGCCGTGTATGGTCTCAATGACGCCAAGCTCCAGATTATGCAAATGGTCGGGCAATGGATTTCCAACCCTGCCGCGATGGGAAGTGCGATCGCGATCAAGGGTCCGATGGGAACTGGAAAGACGTCGCTTGTGAAGGAGGGTATCAGCAAAATCCTCGGTCGCGATTTCGCGTTTATTGCGCTCGGCGGTGCGACCGACAGCAGTTTCTTGGAAGGTCATTCGTATACGTATGAGGGAAGCACATGGGGCAAAATCGTGGAAATCATCATCCAGTGCGGTTCAATGAACCCTGTCATCTACTTTGACGAACTTGACAAAATCAGCGACACTGCGAAGGGAGAGGAAATCGTCGGCATCTTGACACATCTTACCGACACGAGCCAAAACTCGCAATTCCACGACCGATACTTTGCGGAGATTGACTTTGACATGAGCAAGTGTCTCTTCATCTTCAGTTACAATGACGAAAGCAAGGTCAATCCAATCCTGCTTGACAGAATGTATCGTATTAACACGACTGGATACAACAAGAAAGACAAGACGCAAATCGCTCAGAAGTATCTCATCCCCAAGATTTGCGAGGAGGTCGGGTTTCGTCAAGGGGATATCGTCATACCAGATTCGGTGATTGAACACATTGTTGAAAATTATACAGAGAAGGAGGAGGGTGTTCGCAACTTGAAGCGCTGCTTGGAGGTCATTCATCGCAAGTTGAACTTGTATCGTCTCATCAAGCCCGACACCCCCCTATTTGAGAAGGAAATGTCCCTCAAGGTCGCGTTCCCGTTCTCGGTTACAAGTGAAGTCGTGGATAAGTTGGTGAAGCAGGCAAATGATGACAAGCGGGCGAATTTGAGTTTGTATTTGTAAGTATCAAAATAATAATATATCATCCGCCGGCGCGCCGTATTCGTATTTTTTTTACGATGCTTGTAAAAAAAATACTTACCTTCGCTTACCTATTCGTCGTCCTCGTCGTCCTCGTCGCGTCCTCGCGTCCTCGTCGTCCTCGTCGCGTCCCTTTACTCCTCTTCTTCTTCTTCGCCCATCAAATCTTCTGGACGAACACCGGCCGCGTAGAGTTGTTGAAGCCACGGCGACGGCGACGGCGACGGCGACGGCGACCTCGTGATCTCATGATCCTCCGCCACCGGCGCTTCGTCTTTTTCCATTGCGCGGCCGCCATTTCTTCGCTCTGTTTCAAATGAACGAATCACGCGTTCGTTGAGAATTTCTTTCGCGAGCTCGCTTTCCGCCAAGTAGTAGGTGTCAACGACACATCCGTTTGGGTTTTCACGAGACCAATTGTCATCGCGCACCGTGATGACAACGGCTGAAATGTTGACGTGCTGAAATGGCGAGTGAGGTCCGCGGGACTGATCGTAGTAGTGGCGATGAAGTGATGGCCTGAACGATGCGCTGATTTCAGGGCACCCGTCGTCGCGTGGAGCCTCCAGCGCCGTTACGGTGTATTTGCCGTGATCCATCGGGTCTTTCTGGGTTTCAAACCACCACGCCCTGGCGCAGAACTCAATGAGGGCAATGTCTTCGTATTTCCGCACCATTGCGCGAGTTTTTTCGCCGCGGTCCATGATTCGTTGGATGACAGTTTCCGCCGCTTGTTGGTAGGCGAGAATGCGGTCTCTCATCTGGCGCATGCTGAAGATTGCTTGTTCGCGGAGATTTTTTGCCACAGTTTTGTGGTTCTGTTTGAATTGAACAACCAACCCTCTCAGTTCAGTGGCCACGGGGTGTTCTTCGTCAGGCACGACTTGTAGCAGGGCGATTGTAGCAGCGTTTGCGCTGGACGTCTGCCGAATGATTCCGCGGACCTGTCTGACGGTGGTCCTTTTTTGCTGTTTGTTGTTGACAAGCATTTTTCGGATTGCTTCAAGGTTCGCGAGGCATTTGTCGGCATCATCTTTCGCGCTGACCACTGGTGAGGGGTGGCAAAGACTGATGTTGTGGGCGAATGTTCCTTGCTCGATGGCGCACATTTTCGCTTTGAAACCGAGGTTCTTGGCTTGGATTGCCGAAACGTCCACGATCGCGCTGGGGGCGCGCAAATCTCTTTGAAACTGCTCGGTGATGTTTTTGAGCGCCTCGGATGCGGCGGTCGTGTATTTCTTGAGGTCCTTTGCTCCTTTGAGTTTGATGATGGCGTGGGTGGTGAAAGTATTGTCGGTGGCCGTAAGTTTTGTCGTAGTTCCGGATTGCATTGTTTCGTTGTCTGGTTGTCTGGTTGACTGTTATCTGTGTGTTAATGGAAAAAGCATTTCAATTTTTTTCAGATTGTGTGTGTTTTACGCGATCTGAAAAAAAGTAGTAAACCCGAGGTGGTTTAGACCCCTGAGTCGGATGTACGGTTTCCACCGCGAGTATTCAAGTAGTTGATTTGTTCGGGCGTCATACAAACACAACCCGTGCTGGATGAATAAGGCGCCGGGCAACATTCGGGTTTAAATTTATTCTTGGCGAACATAACCATCTCGCCATTTTTCAATGGCTCATCTGCGCTATAAGCGCTTCCAGTATTGTTGATCGTTCCATACCCAAATTCGGACGCATATGTATTCGCTTTCGTCACCCACATTCCGGCAACATCTCCATTTTGAACTTCATTGATATCCGACCCAATCGTAGTCAACCCTTCGTTGACGGGGGTGATCACAGCCAATCCCTTATTAAACATATCCTGAAATCCGTCTTTCAGATTAGCCATACTGCTCTTGCCGGTATTGCCGGTATTGCCAGTCGGCGGCGGTGTTTGGGTTGCCTCAACAAGCGCAGGAGTCGGATTGGCATTCTTTACTATTTCAGCAATATCCGCTGCGGCTTTCTTAACAGACGCACTGGACCCGGGGAGTCCTACATTATTACTGTCAATACCCTCCTTTACCTTGGCGCCACCACCCATGAGGTAAGTAAACACCGGATATCGGCAACAACCGCACAATAGATTTGCGCCGATAAACAACGAAACAATGAGGAGCAAGATAAGCTTATAATTCATTTTATATTTTATTACAATATAAACTTGCGAGATAGGGTCAATTATAATAAAACAGTAGATAATTATTATTATTATTATTATTATTCGTTTGGGTAGGTATGTATTACTAAATACTACGGCCTGCGGCCTACGGGGCCGGAATACGGCTCGTTCGTTGTCGCGTAATTTGACGCGACACAATTCCCAACATAATGAGTGGAATTGCGATCGTGAGAAAAACCGCGATAGCCGCAATCGCTAATACCCAGCCTACAAATGGAATATACCACAATACAATAATGACAACAATCATAACTATCAATATAATAATAACCATTTCATAGACAGACCCGATGAGGGAATAAAACGACCATAACACGCCTATAAATGTAAGTAAAAATGTGGCTAATATACCTTTTATTTTCTCAAAAAAATCCACCATTTTAATCAACATGGTTTGGATTGGAATAATAATATTTTGAATACGGTAAAAAACAGATAAAAATATATTCTTAAGAGCATCGCGCATCCGGTTGAATAACAAGCGAAATTTCTCAATAACATCCAGTATATTCTTGAAGATTCCCATTACGATATTAAACTTACTATATACCATCGTCATTGGGCGGTCAAACACCCCCTTCGTGCTATTCACACCACATTCCATAAAGTTCTGTTTGGTGTATTCTATTGGACTCACCCCATCAGGCGCATTAATCCACCCGGCAAACGGCATAATATCCGGGCGACATCTATATTGAGGCCAATCTCGCTTAACTTCCAATAGTTTGTTTTGAATTTGAAAGTATGTAATCGCCGACATCACCAAAAATATGACGACGCATACTTTAATAATATCAATTCCATATCGTCCAGTAAACGTTTTATCCCCGTATAAATAGTTTAATCGTTCCACGAGGGGTTGTTTTTTGATTTTTTCTAGGTTTTCGTCGTATCCGGCCGTCCCTTGTTTTGAGTAATCTTTCAATGATGAAAACAGAGATTTACGAACGGTTCCTATGCCTTTATCAAGCGCCTTATCTCCGATTTTTTTAGATATAACCCCTAAATCTAATAGATAATCATTTGCTGTAGATATTATAAAGGATAATATCCCATCCATATCTATATTCAGATATATTCAGATATATTTTACTTATATTTGAATATTACCCGGCTACCTCGGGCTCGGCTTCGCTCGGCTCCGCTTCGCTCGGCTCCGCTTCGCTCGGCTCCGCTTCGCTCGGCTCCGCTTCGCTACGCTATCAACGAGAGATTCCTATTCAACTGCCCCGGCATTCCGTGTCCGAACATAACCATATAAATAAGGACAAATGCCGCAATTACGATAGACCTGTCTTCCGCCACTAGCGCGGGCTGATTGAATACGTATCGCATCATCAAATAAATTGCGATACCAATGAGCGCAGAATGCGCGAACATGATCGCGCCGCGTTCGTAAACCATTGTTGTCTGACGTGGGTGGGTGGGTGTGGATTATAATAGTTCATTAGATATTTAATTTTGATCGCCATATAACTACCTACCGCCCCAATGACCGCACCATCTGTCCGAATATACCTCCCCACAAACTTTTCATCACCATTAACGCACTTGACATAACAAACATCAGCGTCGCAAAAATACCGGCGAGTTTGTTGACTAAATCTCTCATCGCGATAATAATGCGCTGAAACCCAATGATGATATTATTGAAAATCCCGAAGATGTTCTTCACAACACCCAGGATTTTATCACGCAGGCCGCCGATGAACCCGCGAATACTTTCCGTATCTTTAACAATTTTGGACGCAACGGACCCTACCAATGAAATGACGTGGTTCAATGGCATCATCAGGTAATCCATATACCCGCTTTGGGTCGTCTGGATACACTGCATAAAATTGTCGCCGACATCGTGTCCAAATAACTTCGCAAATGGCATAACTGCGGGACTACAACGGTATAATGGCCAATTGTCTTGGACCTTTTTCATTCCAATTGCTAAAATATTGGATAGGTAAAGCCCAAGAAATATGACAATAATCAGAATTGTAAATGCGATATCAGTTGATTTCATCGTATTATGCTTGGCGTGAATCAATGACTACTATGCGTCTTCCGTTATATTACCTTCATATAATATCTAATACGCGGTGATCGCAGGAGCGCACTCGCAATTATGCGAATATCTTGCGCATAACCTTTTTAATATTATATGCGACCATTGATGTGATAGATTGATCGTGGCGGGCACGGCGATGGGTGCGGGTGCGGGTGCGGGTGCGGTAGGTGCGTCCGAACCGCACTTTTTTGCGCCCCCCTTTTTGTCTGGCATAATCGTCATTGAGGCTATTGGATTTTGCTTGATTATGAATCGCGGTTAAATCGGCGTTTTGGACGGCGGAACATTGAGGCCCGGAATTACATATTGGGCCTACTTGTGCGATCGCAATTTGTCCTCCGGATTGGGATGAACCGCCTTTTTGTGTTATAGTTGATTTACGGTTGCGTCGTTGAGTGTGTAGACGACGACCGCGACTACGCCCGCGCCCGCCACTCAACGTATTCACCGCATTCAATTGACTCTGTTGCGCTTTGATACCCTCCATTGTGGCCTGCGGTGTCGCGATATTCGCCGGGACCTGGATACTTGCCGCGTCATAACTGGGCGCTTGTGGTGCTTGTTGAATATTGAGAGACATTGTCCGTCCACGTGTGTGTGTGTGTGTGTGTGTATATATAACAATTATAAAATAAACAGTAGAATAGACCATGTTCGCGTTTGAATACGGTCTAAATACTGTCTGCGTAGTATAATATAAAATGGACCCTGACCAGCGTATTCAGCTTCAAAAACTGATAGAAGCCAATGGAACCGAAGACCATACCGAGGTCATTCGCCGCGTCAAGCACAGTTCACAGATTCACCAAGATGTGACGACAATGATTCAATTGAAGCGCGATTATGGACGTTTAGCCAAATCCAACCCCAAACAATTTGACGCAATGTGTGTCTCTCGTTGCGCCTTTCTATTCACCTATTACACGGATATATACAACCGCCTGAAATCGGGAGAGATTGACCTAAACCTCCTCACGCAAATGATTCGCGTCCTCCGAGAGATTGAGGACGGGAAGCTAGACCAGCACGAGGGTTCATTTAAAGTCGGGAAAATCCTGAAAAGTATCTATGTGGATAGTGCGCTGAAGCGGGCGGAGAATTTAGACGCGGAGCAGGCGGCGAAGGAGAAGCGTGCCGCTGCGAAATCGGCGAAGACGACGCGACCGGCAATTCCCGAGAAGAAGCTGACCTGGGCGGAGTTCAAGGCCGCGCAGACGCCTGCTATGGAACCCGCGCTGGATTCATAAAGAGAATATACCCATTTAGGTAAGTCGCAAACGACACCCACGCTACATACGGGACGAGTAAATACGCCGAGAGGCGGGACACGGGATAAAACGCGCGGATATTGAGCGCAATAAACGCGAGCATTCCTAGAATTACGACAAAGCTTATGTCGGGGCGTTGAAAACGGAAGAATATCTGGGACCACGAGAGATTTAGGACCCACGCAGCGCAATAGTAGAAGAATCCGGTGGACCGGATGCCCGCACGGATGGTGGTGGTGGCGGAGAGGAATACGGCGCCAGACACAATGATGAGTATATACAAAATGGTCCACGCGATGGGGAAGACCCAACTGGGAGGAG